AGTATTACATCACCAACTACACTCACTGTTACACAAACACCTAAAAAATCTTTAAAAGAACAAAGACAATCTTATTTAGATATTATAGGTGAAACAGGAATAAATATGAATAGTTCACATGCTCAAGGATTTGGCAATAAACCATTTAACCCACAAGGAGCAGGAGATACAACATCACCAAATGGAAGTTTACCTGATGGAGAAGTTAATATGGATCAAATAATGGGATTAATGACTAAATAATGGCATTTGGAGCAAAACAAATATCACCTATTGACTTTAATAAAAGTGCTGCTGTAGGAGTAGATATACCTTTTTCTTCTAAAGGAGTATTTAAATCTAATTATACAACAGCGGCTGCTACTAAAAATAATCTAATAAATTATTTTTTAACAAACCCCGGAGAAAGACCATTAAATCCTACATTTGGAGCAGGTTTAAGAGCTTTTATTTTTGAACAAATTGTAGATGATAATTTAGATTTTTTAAAAGAAGATATAGAACTTAATTTAGAAACTTTTTTCCCTAATGTATCTATTTTAGATTTAAAAATCCTATCTCAAAAAGAAACAAATGAAATTACTGTGTTTTTTAAATATGAAATTATAAACACAGATATAAGTGATACAATAGAAATAGACTTTACATAATGGTAACAAATATAAATAGAGATATAAAATACTTAAGTAGAGATTTTTCCAGCATTAGAGCTAGATTAATAGAATATTCTAAAACTTATTTTCCTAATACTTATAATGATTTTTCCCCTACATCACCAGGAATGATGTTTATGGAACAAGCATCTTATGTAAGTGATGTAATGTCTTTTTATTTAGATAATCAATTATTAGAAACATATACTAATTTTGCTAGACAAACTAATAATTTATTTGAATTATCTTATATGTTTGGATATAAACCAAAAGTAACAAGCGCAGCTCAAGTAAACATTGAATTATTTCAACAAGTTCCATCCATCCAAGTAGGAGGAAATTTTGTACCTGATTTTAATTATGCTTTAACTATTGGGGCAAATGAAGTTATTAATTCATCAGCAGATATATCTCCCTTTATTATTCAGGATCAATGTGATTTTTCATTTTCAAGTTCATATGACCCTACAGAAATTTCAATATACCAATCAGCAGGGTCTACTCCTACGTATTTTCTTTTAAAGAAAACAAGAAAAGCAATATCAGCTACAATTAGTACTGAACAATTTACTTTTAATTCCCCAGAACAATTCCCAACTGTAAATATAAACACTCCTAATATAGTTAAAGTATTAGATATTATAGACTCAAGTGGCAATAAATGGAATGAAGTAGATTATTTAGGTCAAGAAATGGTATTTGATAGTATAAAAAATACTAATCCAAATGATCCTAATAATGTAGCTAATGCTGGTGAAGTACCTTATTTATTACAACTTAAAAAAGTGCAAAGACGTTTTGCTACAAGATTTACCTCAGAAACAAATTTACAAATTCAATTTGGATCAGGTAATCCAAATGATACAGATGAGCTAATTACCCCAAATCCAGATAATGTAGGTATAGGTTTACCATTTGAACAGGATAAACTTACAACAGCATATTCACCTACAAACTTTTTATTCACAAATACTTATGGGATAGCACCTTCTAATACTGTTTTAACTGTAAGATATCTAACAGGTGGTGGAGTAGGATCAAATGTACCTAGTGGTGATTTAACAGGTATTGAAGGAAGCAATACATTTTTTAATCAAACTAATTTAAATAACACAACAGCTAATTATATCTTTTCTTCTTTAGCATGTAATAATCCAGATGCAGCAGATGGAGGAGCATCAGGAGATACTGTAGAAGAAATTAGACAAAATACAATATCAGCAATTTCAGCCCAACAAAGAACAGTTACATTAGATGATTATATGGTTAGAGCTACAAGCATGCCTTCAGATTTTGGAACCATATCTAAAATTTATATGGAAAAACCAACTTTAGATAAACAAACATCTACAGTTGAAACTTTATGTATGTATATTTTATCTCAAAATGGTGAAGGTCAATTTAATATTCCTACAGAAACATTAAAGAAAAATTTAAGAACTTATTTATCACAATATAAAATGATAGGTGATAGTATAGAAATTAAAAACGCTTATATTATTAATATGAGTATAGATTTTGAAATAATAGTATTACCTAATTTTATAAATAGTCAAGTTATATTAGATTGTATATCAGTATTACAAGGATGTTTTGATAGAGATAAATGGCAAATTAATCAACCTATAATAATAAATGATTTATATGTTAAATTAGATAGAGTAAAAGGAGTTCAAACTGTAAAAAATATTAAATTTTCAAATAAAGCAGGTATCCCTAATGGATATTCTGAATATGGATATGACATAGAAGGAGCAACTTTAAATGGGGTAATATATCCTAGTTTAGATCCTAGTATATTCGAAATACGGTACCCTAATCAAGATATTAAAGGTAAAGTAGTACCACTATAAAATTATAACTATGGCCTTAAATAAAAACCAATCACTAGCTAATAAACCTATAAAGGATGAATTAAATTCTAAAGGAAAAAACATCAGTCCTTTTGTTTCTAATGGGGATACGTTTAGATCCGCAAATAAAACAAGCTATGATTTAACTAATTCAAACCCAGCAGGAGGCCCCATTAATTCTCCTAGATATAACTACTCTCACACTTATACTCCTAATAATACCTATTTAGATAAATTTGGAGAAGCTGCTAGTCCTAATAGTGGTTTTGGTATTGAAGGAGATAAAGTTCAGGATAATAGTATTTTTAAAAGTACTGAATTGGATATAGAAAATAGTAATATTTTAGGAGGGCCTAATAGAACAAATTCTAATAATATTCCAAATGGAACTTATAACAATATAAAATCAGGTAATTTATTTGGCAATACAACTGCACCTCAAGGAGGTCCTTTAAAAAATTTAAAAGGGAATATAATAAATTCTCAATTAAATGAATATTCCCCAAATAAAAAATATTTAGATGACTTTACAACCCCAACACCACTTCCACCCCCAATACCTCCATCTAAACCTACACCCCCTTCTGGACCTGAAAAAGAATTAATAAATCAATCTGTTAATTTTACACCTTTTAATGATTCAGTTTCAAGTATAATTAAATCTCAACTTAAATAAAATGGCAGTCTATAAAATATTCCCTCATAAAGATGCTACATTATATTCATTTTATCCTAATATGAACACAGGAATAGACCCTGTTAACCAAATATCTAATTTAAATGTAGCAGTAGATTCAAACCCTCAAGTAGCTAGGATATTAACAGAATTTGTTCAAGATGAAATTGAAGATGTTATTAATAATAAAATTAAAGGAGCTGAATGGGATGTTAATTTTAGACAATATATAGCAACAGCTCAAGGCATAGTTGAATCTATAGAAGCATTTGTCCATCCTGTAGCACAATATTGGTGGAATGGAACAGGAACTTATTTAGATGTACCTCAAACAACAGATGGATGTAATTGGCTTTCCCCAGCATTTAAAGATTCTAATATAACCTGGTCTTCAAGTGGTACTGATAACACAAATCATTTTGTTACAAGTTCATATAATTCTACTTTTGTAGGAGCTGGTGGTGGAGCATGGTTCTATAGTGGATCTGATGGTACTAAATATGAAGTTACCCAATCATTCGATACACGCAGTGAAAAAGATTTAAATATTAGTGTTAAAAATGTTGTTAGTTTATGGTATAGTAGTTCATTAGGTGATTATTATTTAACTTCATCTTTACCAAATTATGGTTTTATTACTAAATGGGAAAATTTAGCTGAATTTAATCAAAATTCCCAAATACAACCTGTAATGCAGTTTTATAGTGTTGATACTAATACTATATATCCCCCACAATTAGAATTTAAGTGGAGAGATTATTCAAGTGTATTAACTGGATCAGCTACAGCTAGTATAGTAGATACTACTAATTTAGTATCTTCATTAGCTGAAAATCCTGGTTATTTTACCCCACAAAGTGTAAATAGGTTTAGATTTAATGTTGCAGCTAAATATCCAATTAGAGTATTTTCAACAGCATCTCAATTTACGGGAACAAATTATTTACCAACAGCTTCATATTATGCTATAAAAGATTTGGAAACTAACGAATATGTTGTAGATTATAATACTAATTATACACAATTAAGTTCTGATAATAAAGGAAATTATTTTGATGTTTATATGAATGGATTAGAACCTGAAAGATATTATGCAATATGTGTTAAAACAAATATAAATGGTTCAACTCTAGTATTAGATGATAATTATTATTTTAAAGTAGTTAATACCCTATAATGGCTCAAAATGTTAGTTTAAATAAAAAAGTAGTTAATAAAAGAGTCTATACTAAAATTATAGACACTTCTTTTAAAGAACTAGATGTTAAAACAATTCAAGAACAAGTAGCTGCTCAACCTACGGTTCAAGAATTTTTTGATATGTATAATACTTTATTTTATAATATAAATGAACTAGGCCCTACTTTATCTCATGAATTTTTAATTAAAACTAGCCAAGAATATATAGGAGCAGAACAAGATAATGAATTAATAAGTTTATTACAAGCTGAAATATCTAATCTAAGAGAACAACTATTAGCATCCCAACAACAATTATCAGATTTAGCTACAGCAATACCAGAAGCTCCTGAATTACCAAAAATTGAAATCCCAGAAGTTCCTGTTGTAGAATTACCAAAAACACCTACTACTCCAGCAACTGAAGACCCACCTACTAATGAAGAAAGGGTTATTAGTGATTTTAAAAAATATCCTAATTCTAATAAAAATAAAAGGGCTAGTAGATTAAATTTAAATAAAGATTTTATTAAAAAAATTAAAAAGAAACATAGTTTATAATGGCTAATTTATCATCACTAGATCCTAGAACCTTTGAAGTTCAAGCATATTCTCCTCAAGATGAAGGTTTATTAGGTCCTTATATTGTAGGATCTTCTTTACAATCTTCAAGCTTTGTAGATTTATATGTTTATGATGTTAATAAACAATTAATAGCAACAAATTTTAATTTTCAAGGATATTCTATAGAAGAATCATCTCCAACAAATAAAGAAAATAACCTAAGCCAATTATCTCTTAACCCAATCGCAGATTTAGGTACAGTAGGGTTAAATAGTAGTGGTAAATATATAACATATTATTCTTTTTTAAATAATGAAATAGGAGATAGTAATGATATTTTATATATAAGTGAAATTTCTACAGATAGAACAGAACTAAGATTAAAAAGTTCATTTTTACCTAATGATCAATTAGTAGAAATAATTGAAGATTTTATAGATAAAAGAGAAGAAAGTGAATATTTTTTAGATTTTTATTTAAATTTTGGTAATAATAATTTAATTATATCTAACAATATTAAATTATCAAACGAAGAATCTCTTGACCCTTCCGTATTAATTAAATTATATGAACCTCTTCCTTCTTCTTTAGGAATAAAAGATAAATTAAATATAGTAACTGAAGTTAGTGAACCTTTAGCTTATGAAATTTTTATAGAACCTGAAGTTGTAGTTAGAAAAACATATGACTTTTTAAAAGGTCCTAATTTCACAATACCTGTTAAAAATGAAGTTAATAATTCTTCATTAAATTTATCTTATAACGATATTATATCTAGTGCTTCAACAGGATCTCAAGATCAAATAGATAGCTTATTATCTCAATCTGCTATTAACATTAGCGTAGATTATAATAATTTTTCTGATTTTATTAATTTTAGTTCTGTTCAAACTCGTATAGAAAATTTTTATTATAAAGTAGGATTAATTGAATCCTATAATAACCAAATTACTAACCTAACTAATATAACAGGCTCTTCTACTAGTCAAAGGATTATACAAACTAATATTTCTAAAGTAATTAAAAATTTTGATAAGTTTGAGTATTTCATGTATTATAGTAGTGGTTCTATGGTTTCATATCCTAAATCTACCTCAGAACCTCCTTATACTTTAATGTTAACAGGTAGTGCTGAAGTACTTACATGGTTAGGTAGTACAAATGAAACTAGTGGAAATTTTGGGGGTTTACTTTTATCAGCTTCTAATTATGATAATAGCAACCCAGATCAACTTAAAAAATCTATACCCGAATATTTAAGAGAAGACCCAGCAAACCAACAATATGATTTATTTGTTGATATGGTAGCTGAATATTATGATAGTAATTGGTTATATACTAAGTATATTACTCAAATATATAATGCAGATAATAGATTAGATTTTGGTGTTTCAAAAGATTTAGTAGCTGATGCTATTCGAGATTTTGGTGTTAAATTATATCAAAATAATTTTTCTAACCAAGAATTATACACAGCATTTTTAGGGATGACTCCTGGTGGTAGTTTATTTCCTTTCCCAGAAATAACAGGATCAATGCCTGTACCTACAGGATTTGAATTTGTAGACACATTAATATCAGCATCAAATGATGTGATATCAATGGATAATACTAATAAATCCTTATATAAAAGAATATACCATAACATCCCATATCTGCTCAAATCAAAAGGAACTATTTCTGGATTACGAGCGTTAATAACTTCATATGGTATACCTGATACTATACTAAAAATATCTGAATTCGGTGGGAAAGACCAAGTAAATGCTAACGATTATGATTTATATTTTAATAATTTTAACTACAAAATAAACACAGATGAGGGTGCAACTATTCAAACACCTTTTAGTTTAAATCCAAAATGGGATAAATATGGAGGTACAGGATGGTATGGGTCTACACCTGCACCAGAAACAGTAGAATTTAGATTTAAAACAGATGGTATAACATCAGCAGCCGCTGTTAATGATCAAGTTATATGGAGTTTAGAAGGTAGTAATGCTTTAATAGTATTAGAATATACAGGT